AATGTCGTCAAGCTGAAGGACGTGCACTCGATGCATGACCTGCCAGCCGTGTTGAACGACGACCCTTGGGCGACTGCGTCCGAGGGGCAACGTCGGGTGGCGCAGATGCGCGAGGCGCTGGTGCTGCCCTTGGCCAACCTGGTCAAGGCTGGCGCGAGCATCAACCATGTGGCCAAGATGCTGGTGACGCAGGTGGATGCGGGTTGCGTGGACCAGCGCACCCGCCAGCTGCTGGCCCAGGTGGGCCGTGAGGCCGCAAGTGTGGCCACGCTGAAGCGCTGGATCAGCGCCTACATCAAGCAGGGCCAGATGGGCTTGCTGCCACGGCACACGGGCCGTGTGCGCAAGGCCTATGGGTGGGAAGAGCGCGCGGTGGAGCTGTACAACATCCCCGGCAAACCGGGCTTTGCCGACGTGTTCCACCGGCTGCGCCAGGAGGGCTTTGAGGACATCACAGAGAGCCGTGTGGCTCGCTACCTCAAGAGCCTGTCGGCCACGCAGGGCAAGTTCAGCCCGGCACGGGTGGGCCACCACCTGCACAAGCTCACGCGCCGCAACTACGTGCGCCGCAGTGTGGATGAGCTGCTGGTGGGCGAGGTGTTGTCTGGCGACGGCCACACGGTGGACGTGTATGTGGCCCACCCGAACACGGGTAAGCCGCTGCGGCTGGAGCTGACGGTGTGGATCGACATCAAGTCGCGCTTTGTGCCGGGCTGGTGGCCGAGTGAATCAGAAAGCGGCAACTCGACTCTGTTCGCCTTGAGCCAGGCCATGCGCCAGTTTGACCACGTGCCGGCTTGGGTCTACATCGACCGAGGCGCTGGGTACAAGGCCCAGATGCTGAGCGATGAGTCGACGGGCTTCTATAGCCGCTTCGACATCCAGACCATTGGCGCGCTGCCAGGCAACCCACATGGCAAGGGCTGGATTGAGAGGTTCTTCGTGACGGTGCGCAACCGCTGCGACAAGTTCTTCGCAGGCGGCAACGTGTACTGCGGTGATGACATGGCCCCGGAGATCAACAGGCGCTTGAGTGCTGACCTGGCTTCAGGCAAGCGCAAGCTGCCCAGCCTGCAGGAGTACATGACGCACTTCCAGGCCTTCCTGGATCAGTACCACCACACGCCCATGGACAGCCTTGGCGGGCGCACACCGGCCGAGGTGTGGGCGGAGCTGCAGCCGGTGCCTGTGTCGAAAGACATGGACGCGGTGGTGCGCCCGGTGGAGGCCCGCACAGTGCGGCGCCAGGCCATCACCCTGCACAAGCGGACCTACTACGCCGAGGCCCTCATCCACTACGACACGGCGCTGGTGCATGTGGAGTACGACCTGCACGACGACCGCAAGGTGTGGGTGCGGACGACCAAGGGCAAGTTGATCGCCGAGGCCACCTTGGTGGAGACCATCGGCGTGCTGCCCACCAGCCGCCTCGAGGAGCAGCGCGACATCCGCCTGGCGGGCCAGCTCAGGCGCCTGGAGCGCCATGTGGAAGAGGCCAAGCAGCGCCGCAACGACCCGATCACCGCCGACGAGCAGCTTGGGGCCATTGGGCTCTACCAGGACGAGCAGCTGCCCGAGCCGCAGGCCGAGGCCATGACGCCCCTGGCGCTCAGCGCGCCTGAGCCCGATCAACCAGACACACCCACGGCCACCGACGCCGACTGGGATCTCGACATCACTTCATGGAAGGACGACCAAAAATGAGCAACGCCATCAATCAAGCGAACCAGGACAAGATCGTCAAGATCAGCCGCTGGCTCGAAACCCAGCAAGCAGCTGGCCGCAACATGTCGCAAGGCATCCTGGCGCGCAAGGCCGCGATCTCCGGCACCACGGTGAGCCAGGTGCTGAAGGGCAAGTACCCGTCGGACGTGACGGCCCACCTGGACAAGCTCCTGGAGGTGATCGAGGTTGAAGACGAGCGGGCTGCCGACGGCACGCCTGGCTACGTCAAGGGCTCGGTGCACAAGCTGGTGTGGGTGGTGGCTGACCGCACCCGCAAGCACCGCAGCTTCGGCGTGATCACCGGCTTCGTGGGCGTGGGCAAGACACGCACCTGCGAGGAGTACAAGAAGGCCAAGAGCGGCACGCTGCTGGTGCCATCCAGCCCGCAGATGACACCCGGCGTGCTGCTGACCAAGCTGCTGGAGCAGCTGGGCGTGAGCGCACCGCGCGGTGGCCTGGACGTGAAGTTCGAAGAGGTGGTGCGGCTGCTCACGGGCACCAACCACTTGATCATCGTCGACGAGGCCGAGAACTGCAGCAGCCTGGCCCTGCACTACTTGCGCCGGGTGCGCGACATGGCCCAGGTAGGCATCGTGCTGGTGGGCACGGAGAAGCTCCACGCGCTGATCGCACCCCAGCGCGGCCAGTTCGACCAGATCCGGAGCCGCGTGGCCATGTGGCCCAAGACCATCGAATCCATCAGCCGCGACGACGCCGACGACATCGCCCGCGAGGCCCTGCGTGAGGCCTTCGGCGAGGTGTCGGATGACGTCCTGGACGTGCTGTGGCAATACGCCAAGGGCTCTGCCCGCGTGTTGGCCGAGGCCCTGGTGTCGTCCATCAAAGACTACGCGCCGCGCGGCCAGGCCCTGACGCCCTCGGTGGTGGACCACGTGGCTGCCAAGGTGCTGAACATGCAGAAGGGAGCCCTGTGATGGACCGCCTGGCTGCACTCTTGAAGCGCCTGAAGGCGCGCCGGCTGGACAAGGCGATCAAGCGCGTCGAGTTCCAGATGGCCCAGGAAGAGGCCCTGCACAACAAGATGGTCGACGACCTGGTGCGGGAGATGAACACCCTGATCGCCCAACGCGGCGCCATGGGCCTGGTGAAAGACCACATGACCCGCTGGCCGTACACGGCAGGAGGCACCCATGTCTGAAGCCCAGTGCAAAGCCCAGGGCTACCTGGCGCTCACCCATCGCCCCAGCTGCATGAACTGCTGGGCCCGCAAGGCCGAGGACCGCACCTGCTCACTCGGTGGCTTTGACACCGACTGGGCCGGCTGGTGCCCGCAGTGGATACCCGTGGCGAAGTGGATCGAAGACCACCCGGAAGCGGCCAAGGGCATGGGCATGAGCCGGACCGAGCTGCCCGTGGCCGCAGACGCGACGGCGTGATCGCCCCCAAACCGAACTGATTTCAAACCGCCGGGAACGGCTTTTATCTGGAGCAAGCATGGAAGTTCAAAACGCTGCAGCGCACGAGGTGCGCGAGGTGCCTCGGGGCTACTGGGAAGACGCCAATGGCAACTTTGTGCCGGTGTCGAAGATCAAGGACATCGACAAGACGCGCAACCAGCTGGTGCTGGACCTGTGCGCCAGCGCCACGACGCTGAACCGCCAGTTGGCCGAGTTCAAGGACTCGACCATGGTGCAGATCGCCGGGTTCCTGCAGGCGAGCGCCGAGGACTATGGCGTGCAACTGCGCGGCGCGGCTGGCAAGGGCAATGTGACGCTGATGAGCTATGACGGCCGCTACAAGGTGGTGCGGGCCATGGCCGAGAAGATCAGCTTCGATGAGCGCCTGCAGGTGGCCAAGTCGATGATCGACGAGTGCATCCACAAGTGGGCCAAGGGGGCGAACCGCAACCTGCAGGTGCTGGTGAACCAGGCCTTCCAGACGGACAAGGAAGGCAATGTGAGCGCGGGGCGCATCCTGGCGCTGCGCCGCTACAAGATCGAAGACGAGCAGTGGGCCAAGGCCATGGATGCGATCGCCGACAGCATGCGCGTGGCGTCCAGCAAGGCCTATGTGCGCTGCTACCAGCGCAATGACCTGACCGGTGAATATCAGCCGATCACGCTGGACGTGGCGGGGGTGTGACCATGGGCAGGCCTTCAACGCTGAAGAACATGCGGGTGCGCAAGGTGAGCTTGGACATGAACACCTCAGGCGCCTGGCGGGGCCTGGGTGTGTTTGACCTGGACAAGTGCGACCTGGACGGGGTACTGGATGCGGCCGAGACGCTGGTGAGCAACCAGACCACCACGGGCAAGTTGCGGGTGACGTTGGCCGACAGCTGCAAGCTGCCGCTGATGTATTGGGATCAGAAGACGGGCCGCTGGGAGGAATCGCGTCATGCACAAGGCTGACACCTCCAACCCCGCGCGCTACGCGTGCTGCATCTGTCTGACCAACCCTGTCAGCGGCACAGAGCACGCCTGCCAGGACTGCCGCGACGTGTTCCTGCTGGCTGACGACAAGGCTCACCAGGACACGCCCAGCCGCACAGCCATCGGCCCCACCGACGTTTGACCCCGTTCCTCCTTGATCGGTTTGCACCCGATCTTTCCCCGGCCTGGCCGGGGGCTTTTTAAAGCGTCCTGCAGGGCGCTTCAAAAAGCTCACGAGAGGACCACATGAAGCCGTACATCCCCCGAGAAGGCAGCAAGACCAAGGCGGTGATTGACCACCTTCACGCCTGCCCAGTTGGCACCCACCTGGACACCACGGTGCTGGGCCAGATCCTGGACGTGCATCCCAGCTTTGTGCAGCCACTGCTGAAGCACCCGTTGAAGCTGGGCGTGCTGGGCCAGTTCATCCGCCAGCGCCGGCTGTACATCTGCCTGCCTGAGTCGATGCCGGATGATGTGGATGCGCCCATCGTCAGGCGGGCGACCAGCGAGCTGCTTGACCCCGAAGACGTGTGCCTGTGGCCCGTGGAGCGCCGCTTGGTGCCAGCGGCCGGCCTGCCCCTGCCGCAAACCTGTGCGGTGCGCAGCGTGTTTGACCTGGGGGCCGCACTGTGAGCGCTGCGCCCGCCAAGAAGGCCAAGACCGGCGCCCAGCTGGTGGCCCACGAGATCAAGCTGATCCAGATCGGCCGCACGGCCCTGGGCCTGGATGAGGACACCTACCGACAGATGCTGAGCACCCTGTGCGGGGGCAAGTCATCGAGCAAGCAGTTGACCTGGCAGGAGCGCAAGAAGGTGCTGGACCACATGAAGGCCTGCGGCTTTCAGCTGCGCACCCGCGCCCCTGCAGCGCCGACCCTGGGCCGCGTGGAGCTGCAGATGGACAAGCTGCGCAAGATTTGGCACGAGCTGGCCCTGCGTGGCGCCGTGGAAATGCTGGCCGATCTGGAGGCCGTGGACGCGGCCATTGAGGCCTGGTCGAAGCGCATGCTGCGCGACCACCCTGGTGGCATGCGCCTGCTCACTGCCCGCCAGATGTCGATGCTGATTGAAGCCATGAAGAAGTGGTGCCTGCGCGTGGGCGTTGACCTGGACGACGGCCGCATGGCTGAGCCGACACGGAAGGGCGATTGACCATGGCCAAGCGCAGCGGCAAGAAGAAGATCGGCCAGGTGCCTGGGTCCATCATGGACCTGGTGGAGCGCCTGGGCGGGGCGCTGGCCTTTCGGCTGCTGGAGATTCGCGGCGGCTCCATCCTGTGCGTGCCCACCCAGGCCGCGTCAGACCACCCGCTGCGGCCCCTGCTTGGCGATGAGGGCTTTGAGAAGCTCGTGTTCGAATACCGGGGGGAGCGCCTGGAGCTGGCCAAGAACGATGCGCTGCTGCGCCAGCACCGCTACAGGCACGTGCAGGAGCTGCGGGAGCACGGCCAGAGCCTGTCGGTGATCGCCGTCAAGTCCAACTACACCCGGCGCCAGGTGATCAACATCCTCAATGCCTCGGCCGTGGCCCCGCCGCAGCTGGGCTTGTTCGACGACTTTGAGCCGCCGCGTGATCTGGGCGACAATCAAGTCATGCCATCGGCTCACAACCCGTTTGGCCTTACTTCACGGTAGCTTTTCACGAAAAGCCCGCAATGGGTAGATGGCTACCCAATCATCGGGCCTTTAAAAACGCCCGGATCGCCTTTAAAACGGCCTCAAGCCGGGTGGTCCATACCAGTGGGGCAATGACCCCTTAAAACAGCCCTACGGGGCTGTTTTGCATTGGGCGCTGGTGAACCGTTTCACCACGACGCCATCGGCGCGAAATCCGACAGTAGCGACATGCCGAACGCTACTGCCCCCACCCCCATTCGCCCCAAGGCCCGTCTGTCTGACTGGATCGAGGTCTTCCGTGCTGGCACCCACACGGATTGCACCGGCAAGCAGATGACGTTTGCCGCGTCCGACCTGGATCAGATGGTCGCCAACGTGGCCCTGGGCAAGCCCCCAGCAGTACTGGGGCACCCGAAGCACGACGACCCGGCCTATGCCTGGGCCACGCTCAAGCGCGAGGGTGACAGCCTCTTTGCCAAGTTCGAGGACATCAACCCCGCGTTCGCTGCTGGTGTTGACTCTGGCGCCTACCGCAACCGCAGCGTCTACGTGTTCCAGGACAAGGACCGTGGCTGGCGCGTGCGCCACATCGGCTGGCTGGGCGCCAAGCCCCCAGCGATTGATGGGCTGCAGCCTGTGGCCTTTGCCGCTGATGACGACGTGGGCGGCTTTGAGTTCGCCGCAGGCGACCCCGAGACGCAAGCTGGCTATGAGCTGGCCTGGGGCCTGCAGAGCGCCGCTGCGCTGCTGCGCGGCTTCCGTGAGTACCTGATCGAGCAATCGGGCATCGAGGCCGCTGACCGCGTGGTCCCGACCTGGCAGCTCGACAGCATGCAGGCGAGCGCAGACCGCGCCCGTGCTGCGCTTTCCCAGCCGGACACCGATGACGCGTCGACGGCATTCACCCACCCCGAAGGAGGCGTCATGCCGTTCACCCAAGAAGACATCGACAAGGCCCGCCAGGAGGCGCAGGCCGCGACCGAAGCGAAGTTCGCCGCCCAAGGCCAGGAACTGGCCGAGCTGCGGGCTACCCGCATCACCGAGAAGGTGACCACCCAGGTGAACGACCTGGTGGCGAAGGGCATCGTGACCCCGGCCGAGAAGGCGGGCGTGGCCGCGTTCATGACCTCTCTGGAAACCAGCCAGGTGCAGGCCTTTGCTTTTGCCGCGCCGGATGGCAAGGCCGAGATCAAGCAGACCCCCGCCGAGTGGTTTGCATCGTTCATGGCTGGCCGCAAGCCGATCGTGAAGCTGGGCCGCGATGAGCGCCTGGACGAAGACCCTGCACCCGCCTTGAGCGACGACCCCAGCGTGATCGCCGACAAGGCCGCGGCCTACATGGCCGAGCAGGCCGCGAAGGGCATCACGGTGTCCCTGGCCGACGCGGTGACCAAGTTCTCGACGCCGGTGGCCTGAGCCACCGCCCCCCCTCTCTCTGATCCAACGGAGCCGATATATGACTCAAGGTCTCATCAAGCAGTTCACGGCCGACACGGCCATCCCCCGATTCATCGTGGTCAAGCAAACCGGTGACGGCACGGTGGCCATCGCCACCTCGGTCAACGACGTGCCGCTGGGCGTGACCGACAGCGCCCCCGATCTGGGTGAGCGCGTGGATGTGGTCGTGACGCAGTACGCCCAAGTCCTGGCCGGCGCTGTGCTGGCCGCTGGCTTGGCCGTGACCGTCGATGCATCCGGCCGTGCCGTGGCCGCTGCGCCGGCTGCAGGCGTCAACACCTGGAGCTTCGGTATCACCCGCCAGTCGTCGACGGCCGTGGGCGATGTGATCTGGGTCGAGCTGCTCAAGCAGCGCCTGCAGGGCTGATCGCGCCACTGATCGCCCACCACCCGAACCCCTGATTTTCTGGAGCAAGCATGAGCACTTCGACCTTCCCCATCAATCCGCAGTTGACGTCCATCGCGATGATGTACCGCAACGCGGACTACACGCTGATCGCCGATCAGGTGCTGCCGATCATCCCGGTGGCGCAAAAGTTCCGCTACACGGTTTATGACCAGGCGCAGGGCTACACAGTGCCCGACACCAAAGTGGGCCGCAAGAGCCAGCCGACTGAGGTGGACTTCGGTGGCACGCTGGTTGACAGCAGCACCATCGACTACGGCCTGGACGATGTGGTCCCGAACGAAGACGTGACTGCATGGGAAGAAATGGACAAGCCCCCCCAGGGCGGCCCCATCGACCCCCGCATCCTGAGCACGCAGTACTGCAAGGGCTTGATCGACCTGGACCGCGAGGTGCGCGTGGCCGGCATCGTCTTCAACTCGGCCAATTACCTCGCAGGCAACGTGCAGGCCCTGAGCGGCACCAGCAAGTGGAGCGACTTCGTCAACAGCAACCCGCTGGACGCGCTGCTGTACGCCCTGGATCAGCCGCTGCTGCGCCCTGATGGCGTGACGCTCGGCCAACAGGTGTGGACCAAGGTGCGCCAGCACCCGAAGCTGGTGCAGGCGGTTTACGGCACCGCCCAGACCGGTGGCGTGATCACCCGCGAGCAGCTGGCTGAAAAGCTGGAAGTGAAGTTCATCCGCGTCGGTTCGGCCTTCGTGAACACCGCTCGCAAGGGCCAGAACGCGTCCATGAGCCGCGCCTGGGGCAACTTCTGCGCGCTCAACTTCACGGGTCGTGACGCCGCCATGGCCGGCCAGCCGACCTACGGCTTCACGGGCCAGTTCGGCACCGAGATCGCCGGTGTGATCCCTGAGCCCAAGATTGGCCTCACCGGCGCGCAGCGCGTGCGTGTGGGCAAGCGGGTGCGCGAGGTGATCTCCGACCCGTCTCTGGGCTACCTGTTCACCAACGTGGTCTGACGACCGCGCCCATGGCCGACCAGGCGTTGCGCCTGGTCGCCTCCAACACCACCTCTACCAGGATCATCCATGTCCACCATCGTTGAATATCAGGCCGTGCTGCCGGTCAGCCGCGACAACCAGCTGTACCAGCCCGGCGAACTCATCCCCCTCGACATCCGCGACGCCGAAGAGCTGGTCAAGGTCGGCGCCATCAAGCTGCCCGCCAATGACAGCACCGCCCTGGCTGGCGCGGCCGGCACCGATGCGCAGACCAGCGCCAACGTTGTCCTGGTGGCCGATGGCGCCGATGCCGAGCTGGCGTCCCTCCGGGCCCAGCTCGAAGCCGCCCTGGCCGACAAGAGCGCTGTGCTGGTTGAGCTGCAGGCCGCCCAGCAGAGCCTGGCCACAGCCCAATCCAGCCTGACCGCCACCGTCGCCGTGGAGACCGACCTGAAGGCCGCCAACGCCGCGCTGCAGACCCAACTGGCCGATGTGCAGCAGCAGCTGGACGCCGCCAACGCGACGATCGCCTCGACTGCGGCCAGCGCCGACGCTTCGACCAGCACGGACACCAAGTCGACCAAGGCCGCCTGACCTGGTCGAAACCTGAAGGCCACCCAGCATGTCTTACGCCACCCCGCAGCGCTTTGTTGAACAGTTCGGCATCACCGAGGCTGCTCAACTGCTGATGGACGCGCAGCGCCTGCTCACGCCAGAGCTGCTGCAGGCGGCCATTGCAGGCGCCCTGCCTGCGGTGAGCCCCACGGTGACGCAGGCCATGCTGGACGTGGCCACGAATGCCCTGGCGCACCTGGTGCGCAAGCTGCTGACCAGCAGCAACTTCATGGACGGCTACCTGCGCTCTGCCGTGCTGTTGCCGCTGCCGGCTGGTGACGCGAACGCTGGCACCCTGGAAGAGTGCTGCATGGCCCTGACGCGTGTCAGCCTGGCGGCGGATGCCGACAACGCCACCGAGCGCATGGACGCGCTGGCCGACCAATGGCGTGCCTGGCTGAAGGATGTGTCCGCTGGCCGCGTGCAGCTGGTGCGCAGTGACACCGGCCAAGGCCCTGCCACCACGCACCGCGTGAGGTCCGGCCAGGCTGCGAGCGGCTACAACTGGGACTTCCATCAGAACTTTGGCAACCAAGGGGGGCAGTTTTGACCGGGCCGGTGTTCACGGCCTCGGGCGTCTCGCTGGCGTTCGACTGCACGGATGCCGATCGCATCACAGCCCACCTGGCTCGCCTGGGTGTGCTGGCTTCGGGGCACTTTGTGGCCGCGCGGCGGGAGATCGGCGAAATGATGCTGGCGGCTGTCCAGGACAACTTCGATCATCAAACGCTGTTTGATGGCACGCCAATGCCGCAGTCAAAGGCAGCGGCGCGGCGACGTGGCAAGACCCTGATCCGCTCAAACCGGCTGTACGACAGCTATGTGCAGCAGCTGGACGGTGATGACAGCGTTGCTGCGGGCTCCAACGCGCCCTACGCCCGCATCCATCACTTCGGTGGCGAGACTGGCCGCATGGGGCACCGCTTCACGATGGTCGCGCGCCCTGTGCTGGGCACCACGCCGGCCATGGAGCGCCGCATGGGTGACTTCCTCATCCAGAGCATTCAGGAGGCCCAGTGAGCAACGTGCTGACGGACTACCCTTGCGCGCCGCTGGTGCTGCGCGATGCTTGCCTCGCTTTCATCAATGCGACCTTTGGCACGCAGCTGGCCACCGTCGACAGCTACGGCGGCTCGTTCTCCGAGGCCGAGATCACGGCCAAGTCGTTCTTGAGCCCCGCTGTGCACCTGGCTGTGCTGGGCTGGCATCCGATCGAGGGTGGCCGGCGCCTGGCAGGCCGGCACGCCTGGCGTGTCTACATGGCCGCGTTCGTCACAGTGAAGTCGATCGACCGGGAGATGCGCGGCGACCAGGCGGTGCGGTATGCGTCGGCCCTGGCTGATGTGCTTCGCACCTGGCACCCATCGGGGAGCGCCCACGGCGTCCAGATCGGCGCGCTGGACCAGGACGCCGAGTGCGAGAACCTTTACTCGCGCAAAGCCGATGAGATGGGCGTGGCCCGGTGGCTCGTGAGGTGGGATCAGGAGGTGCAGAGCACCGTGCGCTTTGCGCCTATGCCGCTGTACCCGCTGACCCATGTCGATATGACGAACACCGTAGAGGGTGCGCCCGCTGTGCCGTCGGGCAGCGTTGTGCCACCGATGGTCACCGACGAGATCGCCTTCAACCAACTCAACCCCGCCTATTTGGGCTAGGAGTAGAACGTGCCAACCACGCTGTACCAGATGCGCGCACTGCGCAAGATCTCTCACGACAACATCCTGCGCGTGCCTGGTGATACCAACACGCAGGACTTCTGGGTTGACTCCACCACCCGTGACCTGCTGGTGAACCTGGGCTTTGCTCAGATCATCAATGCGGGTGCAGCACAGCCTGTGTTGAGCACTCCGTTGTCCAGCTTGACGCTGCTGTCGCAGGCGGGGGTGCCTCAGAAGGTCGTTGGTAGCGACGGGCAGGATGTGGCGTTGCCTGGCGCATCATCTGCTGTAGTGGGGGCGTTCACAACTCGCGCGCTGGCTGCGTCGGACAACGGGGCAACGCTGATCTGCTCCAGTGCGCAGACGGCCACGGTGGGCGCGGGCCTGGGTGCTGGCTTCGGCTGTGCCTTCAAGGGCGCTGTCAGCTTCACCGGTTCGGGCGCGACGGTCAATGACGTGCGCACGACAGGTGCTGCCAATCCGTGGTGCTCGCTGGTGCAGACCGGCACGGATACCTATGACATCGTGGGCGGGAAGGCCTAAGCCATGGGCATCAATAAAACCCGGCTGGCGGGGATCCTCGCCAGCATGTTCTCCAACGCCTACCCGGTCC